CAGGTATCAGGGTATTGTTCTCACCCTCGGAGAATAGCCTTGCAAGACTTGGTTCGGATGCGTCATAGACACCCCGTACTTTTAGGGCGTTAATGAATCCATCGATGCGGTCAGCAAGCGTATCTAACTGCTTGGCTTGGTCTTGGTATAGAACAAAGTCAGGGATAGGTTCTAGCTTGTCCGTTGTCAGGGTTGCATACAGAGGTTTCGGGCAAGGCCAAAAGTTCTCCAGCTTTAACGGGTCAGGGCGGGTATCGAGTATCTTGCCTAGTGACTTAGAAATCCAAATGACCTCACCTGAAGTCTTATCCCATATCTCATAGATAACGGCTTCGGATGCGCCTTCACCCATCTTCTCGTTGAAAGTTTTAGAAGTTTCAGGTTTTGTGTCTAGGGGTATCTTGTTACCCAATTCCTCACCAAAACGCTCGACCAAGGCAGGGCGTTCCATGTAGACCTTACGCCATACAGCGGTTACTTCTTCCCATGTACGGGCAATCGTATGTCCAAAGTCACGCCAGTAAACATAGTCAACAGGCGCACATTCGTACTCAATGCGCTCTTGGTCTTCACGATAGATACCGCCTTCGGTTTCGGCTTCGTCTGTATCTTCGGTAATCTGAAAGCCATCTTCGGGTGCGCCTTCTGCTTCACCGCCAGCCTCACCAGCAATATGGGGTTCGTAGCGTACCCACGATGTTCCACGCCCACCCAATAAACGGTCTAAGACAGATTGATTCATCGCAGACTTGTAGTCACCGTAATGGGTAATCTCATAATCTAACGCCCGTTCCAGCATCATCGATGCTACCCGTGCCACAGGGTCGTTATCCCTGAACCTACGGCTTACATCGGGTCTAGGTAGGCGGGCAAAGATAGCTGGGGTGATGGTCTGAACATTTGACCAAAGGATATTAAAGCGGGCATTAGGGTTATTCCTAGTGCGACTGTCATCACGATACCGCTTAATGATGCGGTCTGTTCTGCTTTCCCATTCTTTGTACGCTCTTTCGTAGCTTGCAATGGTGTTGTACCAGTCTTCGTAGGTGTGATCCATGTTTATATCCTGCGGTATGTTGATTTAGGCGTTTGCTTCCACAATTCGTTTAGGGTCGTTTCATTTTCGCCAATAGAAATGCCTTTAACCCTTGAATCTTTGAGGATAGGGCTGTCTTCATCTTTCCAAACAATTGACAGATAACGCCACGCATCGCTAGAGTGGCTGGTCCAATCGTGTTTTGGGCGATCTCTAAATACTTTCTTATCATCATCCCACTCCCTTTGGTATTGACGCAAACATTCAATTAATTCTTCACACTTATTATCGAACCAAGAGCGTGTTAATGCAAGTCTTGATGCTTGGATTCCATCTTGAAGTGATAGGTTTGGAACAATTTTTAGGTGTTTTATGTCGATTTTTGTCGAGATTTGTTCGATTATGCTCTTGCCACCGCTGGCTAGTGTTTTAGCCCTAGCGTCATGGGGTAGCCAATGAGTACCGTACTTGTACCCGAACTCATCCTTTTTCTGCGCTAGTAATCCCGTGTAGAAAGGGATGGCTTGACCGTTAGACATATGGTGGTCTAGCACCCGTATCTCACCGTATACCACCTGAAACCAAATGATAGCTGTGCTGTCGTTGTAGCCCAAGTCCCATACGGTGTGGCAGGGGAACATGGGGTCATAGTCCACCGTAGTAATGCGCTCAAGGTCTGTGAGTCTACGCATCTCTTGCCCGTAGTACGCCCCTAGGATAGCCGCCTCAAATGAGCATAAAAACTCTTGCTCGTACTGGTTATCAGACATGGATGCCTTGGCATCGTCTAACTCAGCTTGTGGCAAAAGATTGGTTTGGTCTGCCCGTAAGACTTTTGTGTACCAGTTTGGGTTCTTTTGGGCCTCGTTGAAAATGTCATAAAAGGCGTTGTGGCCCTTCGGTGTCCCGATGAATGTGGCCCAGCCTATGCGATCAGCAAGTAACGGACGAATGATCTCGCCCCATACCGATGGTTTCATATCGGCCATTTCGTCCATAACCACACCATCCAAAAAATTTCCACGGAGAGCATCAGGGTTATCTGCGCCAAAGAGTCTTATCCGTGCGCCATTGACCAGTTCTACCCATAATTCAGACTGATTAGCCTTAGTCATAAAGGGTTCTGAGAACCGTTCTAAGTATCTCCAAGCTACGCTTTTGGCTTGTGAGTAAAAAGGGGCAATGTAGGCGTATTGGGCGTGTTTTTTGTTTTCTAGCAGGGCTTTGACTATCAAATCGTTGATACAGGCTACAGTCTTGCCACAACGCCTGTGGGCCACGATTACAGCCCAGCGTTGCTTACGGGTATGGAAGTCCTCAAAAACGCTTCTAGGGCGGTATTTTAGCTTTACAGGGCTACTCATCGGCCCATGTGATTCTTATATCGCCACCGTTTGAGCCTGTGACCTCATTGACTTGGGTTTCTTTCCATCTAGCCCGTGTCTTTAGCCAAAAGATAGCGGCCACAGTATTGCCCTTCTTAGCTTGATTAAACAGCGTTCCAGCAATAGCTGAGTTAGCATCTATACGGCCTTCGTCTAGTTCATCTTGGTAGTATTTCACCAGCGTATCAGCACTAATTTTTAAGCGGGTAGCAATATCCTCATGCGGGCAACCCAATGCAGATAAGCGTTTAACCTGTTCTCTGCTCTCTTTTGTAGGTTTATGGGGCGGTCTGCCTTTTCCAGTCATTTTAATAACTCCGATTTAATCCCAGTAATTGTTAAATGCTTTAAGCGGGTAGAACACTAAACTGTTCCTATATCCCCCTTCTGCGGTAGGTCTAATGGGTGTAACACCATGAACATTTCTCCAAGCTGGATAAACCAGCATAGAGTTATCCCTACTATCTACCGTAGCCCCATAATCAGGAACAGTTGTATTCCCACCTTTAGCATTAACCTTTTTAGCAATAATGACATTCACACACCCCTCAAGATTGCCTGCATCCCTATGGAATGGGGCAGGAATGTTGAAGTTGCTAATGCTTGAGGTGAATAGTTCTCCAAACCTGAACTTTGGCGGCACTTTTTCAGTGATGATTTGCTTTTGTCTTTCGTATATCTCAGGGGTAATTTCTTTGACAAGGTTCTCAGACTCTTTGCATAGCAAATACATTGCTTTTATGAAGGTTTGGGCTGTCTTGACCTGATGAACGCTTGAAATAGCTGGGTAGGGTCGCTTCATGTGAGGCTTGGGCGGGCAGCTTCCAAGTATGGTGCTGAACTGTTTAACCTCAAACTGACTATCTCTTAGGCCACTTGAACGCCTCATTTCACTCTTAGGCACTCTATCGCTAAGTAGTTCTGCGTTAGCGACATCGGCAAGCTGTTTTAGCTTTCCTGTGATCTCTTTAATGTAAAAACCAACAGGCACTCCATCAGCGGTAAATAAGGTGTCCTCAGTAATATTGGGTTCAATATCACCGCAAATATCACCGATCTTTACGCTGTGGTCTATTTTGATTAATTCGACTGTTTTCATTGGGTGCAGTAAACATTAGTACAAGCAGGAAACCATGACTTTTGCCATGTATCGTAGTCACGGCTGACGAACTTACCAGTATTACCAACGGGTGCTACCTTGTAATCCTTTTGCAGTTTTTCAATAATTGCCCAAAATCTAGGCAAACTGGGGTCAATATCAAAACTCCATTCGAACACTAACTTGTTGAATATATGGGAATAATTCTCTAGGATTGGCATTTCTGCGCCCTCTATATCCATCTTGCAGGAGTCAAAGTTTTTGGCTTCCTCATTGAAGTTTAGGCAGGGAACTTTGATACCCTTATTATTCCATTTCTTAATGATGGAGTTGCGCCATACATTGTTGTTGTTTCCAATAAACAGGATGATCTCTTTAGTATCGTTATGAACGAGTGCGGCCTGCTTTACGGTTGCCTTGAACCCGTTAAGTTTTAAGTTCTTTTCCAGCATCTCGCAGTTAAATGGGTCAGGTTCGTATACCGTTACATTTGCGCCTTTAGAACAGGCTAGCAGGGTAAAAGCCCCTACATTGCCCCCGCAGTCCATCCAGTTCTCATCGGGCAGGATTTTGAACCCTTTTTTTTGATAGGTATCGTTACCAATTACTTCTTCAAAGGTTTTTTGATCCGAAAAACCCTCTCGGTAATAGTATTTGATACCTTTAGATTCACCCTGTTTTAGGATCATAGCTTGTTCTTTTCGGCTTTCAGGTAGTTCATCAGCATCATGCCTACATAGGCTTTTTCATCCCGCCAAAACTTGACCAGTTCAAACGCCTCATCGTAATGTTCGGGTTCAAACTCAATCTGAATAGCTTTTCTTACGCCATTTGCCATATCCGATAGTTGTTTACTAACATCTTCGTCATCAAGAATTGAGTAGTCAACCTCGGTGAAATTGAGTTCCGATATATCAAAACCTAATATGTCTATGTTGAAGTTTTCTTCTTGCAAATCGCCAATTTCTAGCTTTAACAGGTCGTTATCCCACCCAGCGTTTAATGCCAGCTTGTTGTCAGCAATGATATAAGCCTTCTTTTGGCTTTCAGTCATATCTGAGCAGTCGATTGTGGGAACTTTGTCTAAACCCAGCTTTTGGGCCGCTAAGAGCCTTCCGTGGCCCGCAATAACGCCAACCCCATCTACAAGGATTGGATTGCGAAAACCAAACTCTTTAATGCTGGCGGCAATTTGTGCAACCTGTTGGTCACTGTGGGTTCGGCTGTTTTTAGCATAAGGGATTAGCTTGTTTACAGCGACTTCTTGAATTTTCATATTTAACCAAGTGGTTGATTAAGATAAGTTAATTCTACTACAAAACTTCTTTGTCTAAATCCTTTAATTTGTTAGCAATCATGGCCCTGCGGTTTAGGCGGTCTTGCTGTAGCTTTCTTAGGCTACTTGGCTTTCCTGCGCCCATTGTGGGGTGTAGCTTTTGCGGTTCTTCACCGTGTTTAGCTTTGTAGTTACTGTCTTTGCGTTCGTAGTCCATTACATATCCTTCATCTTTTCACGGATCATATCTTTCCTGCTAGGTTTAGCAGTCTTAGCAGATTCTTTAAAATCTTTAGCGGTAGGTGCGCCTTCGCTACCTACTTTACGCATCTTTTCGCCTGATCCAGCTTCAATCCTAGCCCGTTTGCGGTGAATATTGGCATAAAGACCGTCTTTCACGCTTTTTCCTCAATGTACTTAGCGTATGCGTCTTCTAGCTTGGCTTTACGGCTACCCTTAGAGTATTCACGCTCGGTGTTAAGGGCAATCGCTACGGCTTGCTTCTTGGGTTTGCCAGCTTTCATCTCGGTTTTAATGTTTTTACCGATTGCTTCTGCGCTACCTGACTTGTCTAATGGCATATATATCCTTAATCAAATTGTTTTCGGTACATTAGTGATACCCCGCCTTGCCCCATAGGTTGCCCCATAAACTGTGATTTATTGGGGTAATACCCTAAAGTCAAGCGTTGGTCGGGTGTTCCATAACTGAGGTCAACAGAATTAATTGTGGCAGGGATATTAAAGCGGTTGTCTGCAAAGGTTGTACCGCCTACGCCTACGCCCAATCTGCTGTCATCGCCTACAGGAAAGTTATAACCAAGCCTTCCCTGAACCAAAGTACCTGCTTTGCCTATATCCATAGCACGACCGCCAACCTCAAGATTTCTTAGAATCTGCGCCATTTTATTGGCTTGCTGGTAATCGGCTTTCTTATCCATTATTTCAAGAACTTAAGTTTGTATGCGGTGGTATTAATGAGGTCTGCGATCTCATCAATGATGTTCTGTAGTTCGCTGTCTTGGGGTAGGTCTTGGCGGGCTTCTTTTACAAAGTTCTGCAAAGATTCTAAGTAGCGTACTGGGTCTTTAGGTTGGTGGTACACGCTTGGGAAAGTCGTGAACTTACCGTACTTGCCCATATAGGACTCAGCCAATTGGTCGGTCAAGTCCACAATCCCATCGTAGTATTCAGCAAGTGCCATGTGTTTTGAGAAGCTGTCGGTAGACCAATGGAAGAAGTGCGTATTGGTCGCTGAGTGTAGTAATGTTGCTAGGAATAATGCACAGTTTTCCATACAAATCCTTATGTAATGGGTGTAGTTTCCTCTATTTTATCAATTATTACCATACATCCGCCACCTTTTTTTATTGCGCCACGCTGTACCATTAACACATCAATTTGTTCATCGTTATCAAATACACCAGCATCGGCTAGGGCATCCCAAAGAGCCTTGATGCGGTTATCAATATCTTGCTTGCGCCTATCCTTGGGGTAGAGGGTTACCTGCATCTCAAGTCTTGCTGTGCCTAGCTTGGGAACATTCCACTCCGCTACATACTCGCTGACCTGCTCCTTAAACTCTTTCCCCGCCTTGCTTACGAATCGCCTGTGTCCATGACTCCCCCAGTAATGATTTACGGATGGGGGCAGGGGTAGGTTTAGGATCAACATTAAGGGAGTTTAACAATTCCACAGCGTCTTGGGTCATTTGTTCAAAACTTGGTATATAAAAACCCTGATTCAAATAACAAGGCAATCGTTTTTCTGTGCGCTTCTTCCCACCTAGCCACTCTCTCTGCTTTGCTAAGTGACGCACCTTGGTCGATTTCTGTGTGACAGGTAAAACACATTGCGGCAATTCTGTAGTCATTGGCTTTGATTCCACGGCCTTTTCCATCCCTTAGTTGATTTGAGTGTGCGGCAACGACTGTGCCATCGATAGCCCCGCAATGGGTGCAGGGAAAACTTCTAACAATCTCCAATAGACTTTTATTACGATACATTGGCATGATCCACGCTGGCTTGCTCTAGCTTTACAGCGCATTCAGCAATATCTACCGCAATCTCCATCATTTGTATGGCGTTGTTGCTTTTTAGGGCATCGTCATAATTACGGACTAGGGTTCTAAGAACCTGAAATTCGTTAAGTAATTCAATCATTTTAATATCCTGTCTTGGTTACGGTTAGATACTTCTAAGGTCTGCCATGTAGCGTGGCGTAAACGGGCCGCTTCTAATTCCCACTTCAGCTTCTCAGCGTTTTCGGTCGCTACCCCAATAGCCTTGCATAAGTCTTGGTAATCTTGGCTGGCGTATGCTTCTCGTTCCTGCGCCCCGATAGTCTGCTCACCTGATTTCTGCATCATTATTGCCTTTAGACTGCTCTTAAAAGTTTCTAGCTGGGCTAACTCACCCTTGGCAGATGCGTATTTACCAGCGTTATCAAGGATAAAGTCTATACAGCGGTTTGGGTCAATTTCTCTCATGGCCTAATCTCTTTTTTATCAATGTTTTCATGCGTTCTTCATCTTTAGGGTACTGCTTTAGTAGGCGTACAACCTCATCCCAGCCACGCCTTTTGGCTACCCCGATATACCACTCTACGAGGTAGTTGTCGGGATTATGTTTCACATCTGTTCCTCAATCTGCTTAATCTTTTGGCTAATCCTAGCCCGCCATTGTTGCCACGCCTCACCTGCATAGGCAGGGCATCCGACTTCCTGTGCTTTACGGGCGGTTAACTCCTCAGTCGAATACCAAGGTAGTTCGGGCTTTTTATTGGGTTCTAAGTCAAGTTCGTCAGTCCAGCGTTCTTGGTTTAAAAAAGTGGCGGGGTACGGTATGTAGTCTTTTTGGGTTTCTTTAATCTTCCAGTATTTAAGGTAGTTTGGCAGGGCTTCTAGGCACTCAGATTGTTGGGTAGGGGTTAGCCTATTCCATACCTTTTCAGCTTCTTTACGGCCCATTTTGCGGGGGTACATTGCGTAAAAAGTTTGAAAACTCATTTTCTTTCTTTCAACAGGTTCTCAA